CTAATGTAAATCCTTCAACTGTGGCTTGAGCACCTTTTAGTTCCTTTTCTAACTTCTGGATATTACCAGCTGCCTTTTCAAATGCTGCACTACCAACACCTACTTCCTTAATTTCGTTATTTAACTCATTAAGTTCCTGTTCCATTTGCTGGATAGTTCTTGATGAAGCTCCAGCATTTACATTAATGTCGTAATTTATAGTTTGTGTTGCCATATATGCAATAAATATTTATTTGAACAAGTTTATCCTTGTCATTATTTTTTCTTTAAACTTGTCGTGTCCTCCTATTGTGTTCATATCTAATGATAGATAGTGGTTTTTTAGCGCTTGATACGTTTTAATTTTAACTACTAACCCATCTACAATAACTGTATCGTAATCAGGTAAATCGCGGTTAAAAACGTCGATATACACATTATTAATTCTATAACCAGCTTGCTTCATTCCAAAAGCATTTACTGGAGTTATTATAACATCATCCTGTATTGATAATAATTTATCATCAGGTAAATCAACTATAATATCTATTTCTTTATGGTTATAATCATCAAGCAAACCATGTAAATACAAAGCCAAACTACCACATATAATGAATTCTCCAATTTGAAATTTTAATATTTTAATTATATCCCTCATTAACACGGGGTTGAACATACCCCATTAATAAAGTAATCTCCAGTATTGTAAACATCTACAATTGTATTTACTTGTACACAAGCATTTTCAGTTGCATAATCTTCTACTTGTATAGTATCTGATGTTCCATCACAACATAAGAATGTAAATTCTGCAAATGCTCCTGAACCTCCAACTGCTACAAAATCTACATCTCTACATTGTGTAGGTGTTGGTGTAGGAGTAGGTGTTGGTGTAGGTACCGGTGTTGGTGTAGGTGTAGGTGTAGGCGTTGGTGCTGGTGTTGGACTTGGTGTTGCTGGACCTGTAGTCGTTACATCATTAAACACTGGGTATAACTTAAGTAACTCAACTGTTACTACATCTGGTTCTTGTAAATTAAATCCTTTAATCTTGTTAATTCTATATTGTTGATCACGTATAGTAATCTTATCGTTTAATCTTATATCCTTATATTCCTCAGGTGTAAAGTATAAATCTAATGTTACTTTTTTAGATTCATTCCAATACGATCCTGCTATATAATTTGCCCAATATGCTTCATAAGCTGTTTGTGCTACATTTTCTGCTACATCATAAGGTGAACCATCTGGAATAAATTGAGTATATGTGTTATCAAAGTGTAAATTAAATAAATTTAATAAATTACCTAATCCTGATACATTTGCTATTGTAGCATAGGAACCACCTGTATAAGCAATTGATTGTCCTGGGTTACCAATGTGTATAGTACCATTAGCAGCATTAGTAGTTTGAATATTAGGTAATCTATATCCTATACGTGGTTTAAAGTTAAATGATTTTAAACCTGAATTATCAAATTTGTATAAATGAGGTATATAATCATCACTTACACTTAAGTTATATGTTGGATTACCATCTGCTGTTATCGATCCAGATGCTAACATTGTTCCCATTACTACAGGCGAAAAGAATGTTTTAATTTTTCTTGTACCTTGAGGTACTGTACTATTTGATACTAATTGAACTGTTCCAAATGGTAAGTTAGGTTGGTTATCTTCTGTTATAACATCAAATCTAGATTTATCACCACTATTACCTATAAATGTTTCTTTTGATTGATCAGCAATAGGTGTTGTAATTGATATTCTTTTAGCTGTGTCAAATTTTTCTGTCCAATTTACGTCTCTACCTTGTATCATCCATGTATCAAATGGTTCTATTGATATACTTTGGATTTGATTAGGAGTTGGGAAAGCAACCATATTAAATTGCTCTAAAAATCCTTTAAATAAATCTAATGTTTTAGTATTGGCATCAAATTGTCCTGCCATAAAAATAGGTGCATTTTCATATGATACTGGTGTTCCAATAACATTAAAGAATGTATCTGGACTATCGTATATTGTAGTTGCAGCAACCGTTCCAGATTGATAATTTTCAAATGATAATATCATCTCTATTGTATCATTTGGATTTAAATTAGGGATTGCAAATGCTCCTACTTGTGTTACTCGTTGGTTAGAAGTATAGTCATTTGGACCTACAAAATATCTTAAGGTTGTACCATTTGATCCATCAATTACTTTTATACCTGTTTTATATCTAGCTCTATTATTACCTACAGTAGATACTTTAACATCAAAATCAGTTGAAAAACTAACATTATAATTACCTGCTAATGGGATTGTATATCGGTGAGATAAATTAACAAAGTTATTACCAGGATCAAATGTTTCTTCATGTTCTATTGTTACTTCATATTGTGCATATCCTGCTTGAGCACCTATAGCTTGATTACTTGTTAATGAAGATGAAATTTGTTCATTTGATGATCCTGCAGATGTAGGACCTAAATTATCTTGTGATTTAGCTAATACATAAACATTTTTAAATGCTTCAGTTTCTAAATTAGCAAATGATGATGTATAAGTAAATCCTGCTTGAGCACACATTACATCTAATAATTCTTTACCTCGCATTGCTGGTAATAATTGTTGAAATTGTAATGGTGTTTTTTCATTATCAATACTACCTGTAGCATCTACAATACCACTAAATTGTATGAAAGGTAATGAACCACTTGGGTCTAATATGCTATATGTTTCTTGTCCATCATTACCATAATCAACTAATGGATAATATACAGCACCTGATAAAGGTAAATCACCTATATTACTTGAACCTGACCAACTACCAGTTATAAATTCTGCTGTTAAAATATGGTCAAACGCACTAAAATCTCCATTAACTACAAATTCGCTATCTAGGTTACTAGTAAATTGTATTGCTTGATCTACTACCGTAACTTTATAGACAACATACCCATCTGCACTTGTTACTATTTCTAATAACTGCATATTACCTACTAATATTTCATCTCCATCTAATAATACTGCTGCACCAACAAAATCATATAATGCTGGAGTATCTGTAGCCCCAATATCGTATGCATTTTTAAAGAATACATTGTTCTTTTTAGTTCCTGGTAAATCAAATGTTTGAGAACCAACACCAAATAATACTCCAATTCTTGAATTATCTACTGCTGATATATCTAAACGTAATGGAATATTAGAATCGATATCTAAATCCGTTACTACGTTTTCGTATGTTACTCTTAGTACTAAATCTCTCATTATGTTCTACTTCTTGGTTTATTAGAAAACTCATACTGAATTTTCACTTGGTATTTCTTTTGTCCTTTTTTATTTGTTTTATATGTAAAACTACTATTAGTAAGATTAATAGGAATAAACGTATCGTCTACTTGTAACATTACATTTGGTGATTGAAATAATTCTTGATAGAAATTCTCTATCGAGAAATCTCCTGCAAGTTGACTATTAACACCTGCTATATAATCGGTTGTAATTTCATATTTGTAATCTTGAGATAAATAATATTGTTCAAATCCTCTGTTATATGGTGAATAACTAGGTGTTGATGCATTATAATCAACGTTTACTGACATAAATTCATCACGTTTACTTATTACAGCATTCTTATTTGTTGTTGTATTTAATCCTATAAAATCCCATACACCCCATTTATTAATAAAAGCAAAGTTACTTCTAGTTTCCCAAGGACATGGTTCATCTCTTTTCCACCAATTTATAGATGATTGGTTAATTTGTAATTTTAAGAAATTCCATTCTACACTAGTATTTAAACCAGGTAAATTAGCTGGAAATAATGGTCCAGAACAAAATGGTATATCTGCACCTGAACCTGAACTAACTAATGCTGGTGATAAAGTGTTTAATGCTGGTCCTGTAAATTTTACTTGTGAATTAGCTTGTCCTGTTTCTAATGAACTAGATTCTGGACTAAAATAATATAATGATACCCCATATGCTCTATCAGTAGTATCTGTTACATCTATTGAACCTGATATATTAAACCATGATACAATACCTAAATCGTTTTCAGATACACCTCTAAATCTATTTTCTCCGTTTATTGCTAAATTATCAAATGTACGATCTTGTGATAATTGTTCTAATTGATATTGAGGCCAATTAGTTAATATTGTTTTTGTTTTATTGAATCCTGTATAACTTGGATTTGAACCCGTCCAGTTAACTCTAATATCTTGGGCATTCCAATTCCATGATTGAAAACTACCTGTAGGTGAAGGTGGTATAAATGGTATTTCACCAACACTAAAATCTTCTAATGTTGGATATGCTTCTAATGCTTGTCCTATTACAGCACCACTAGTACTATTAACTTGTACTTCATATGGTGTAGAACTATCTTGATTACTTACATTTATTACATTACCTGGAAATAAAGGATATTGACCAGAACTAACTCTCCAAGATGATGCTGTATAATCACTAGCTAAATAGTATGCATCAAGCGGAGGAGGTGTAAATTCAGCAGATGATGTGTAAATAGCATTTAATCGTACTCCGTATAAGTCACCTAAACTACCTGTAAATGATTGTGATATAACAGTTTGTTGAGAAAATGATGCTGATGCTTGAACATACCCTGAACTATAGACTGATACTTGATCACTCATATTGTAGATATCCAATGAATACCTATGTTTTAAATTATTGTTTCCTGGTATTTTTACTTCAAAGTAATACTCACCTGGATTGTCATAATAAGTTAAAGAACCACTACCATAAGATTGTAAAGCAGAAACACCATCAATAAATAAAGATGCCGTTGCAGCATATTTTCCTGAAGGGTCTATTTCATTATACCAATAATTTACACTACCTGTTTCACTAGTTGAGTATGGTGGTTCAGCTGATGATGAATTAAAGAAACTATTACTCCAAGGTTCCCATTCCATTCTACCTAATGATAATATTGTACCTGTTACTGCTGGTTCTCCTATAACACCATTCCCATTATAAATTGTTACTGATGATGAAGGTGAGGTACCATATTCTTCTCCAAATTTAACTATAAATTGTTTGTATGAGTTAATTGGATTATCTCCATATCCTAATGATGCAGTAGGTTCTTGTATATATAATGTATCGTCTACTTTTAATTGTGGTCTAATAGGAACAGCAACATTGAATATAGCGTGTCCTGTTTCGTTAGCAGGTTGTTTTATTCTTTGAATTAAATTACCATTATAATCTTCTATATCACAAACATATTTAAATTGTGGTTTTGAAGGATCAGTTGATACTACACTATATAATAATTTAGTATACACAGTATTTAATTGTGTAGGTTCGTTAGTTATAGTTATGGTTTTTGGTGTTCCTGCCATTATCTTCTAGTTTCTGTTATATTACTAAATTCCCACTTAATATCGTATTGAAATAATTTTTGTTTCCATTTATTAGTTTTCCAAGAGTAACTAGCATTTTTAATTCGTATTGGAGTAAATCCACTTGGTGAAGTAGAACGTTCATTATAAAATGTTGATTGAGTTAAAGTATTTATATTACTTAATGTTTCATTTTGTATAAATACAGATGGTGACTCTATTAATTCACTTAACCAATCACTATATTCTTGATCTAAATAATCAGTTGTTACTTCAAATTGATCACTATATGTAGTAGCATATGTGTCTTTACCACGTTTACTAGCGTCAAATATCGCACCACTAGTTGTACTCAATGTAGTCCACGGTAATTGATCTTGCGTGTAGTCTTTACGTGTTATTTTAGCTGATTTCTTTACTGGATTGTTTACATTGTAATAATCCATTACACCAAATTTATTTATAAATGCGAATCTAGTTCTACCTTTAATTCTCCTGTCATCATTATCTTCTGGTCCTTTTCGACTTAAATTTTGATCGTAATAACTACAATCATCTTTTAATAATTCTATTACTCTATTATCACCACCATCAAATTCAAAGTCATATCTTATTTTAGTCCAATCTCCATCTATATGAAGGGATGCTGTTGGATCTGAAAGAGCTAAATTAGCAGGACCTATTCCTATATGTTGCAATGGTGCTAAACCTCCTGCAGTATAAACATTTGTAGTATAATAATTATTATCGTTATACAATATTGTACTGCCTGAGTATATTGTAGCCTCTACAAATCTAATACCTTCATTATATTGTCCGTCAGTAATTAATGATATAGTTTCAAAATCATATGGGAATACTTTTTTAGTTGGTGTTCCCCCAGCATTAACAATACCACTTAATGTAAAGTTAGGATCGTTAGTTAAAAATGGTGTTGAACTTGTTCCATTAACATCCATTTCCCAATTATCTCTGGGCCAATCATAAGATAAATTACTATATTCGTTTACTGCAGGGATTAATGTTCCGTTTAGTGTTGTAGAACCGGAAAAACTTGCCACAAATGCAGGTTGACCAACTGCTCCATTACCATTATATTGAACAATAGATCCACTAGGTGAATCAGCATATTCTTCTCCCATTACAATCCTAAATTGAGCAGCATTTGTATATGAACCAATACCACCTACTACGGTCATTGGTGTATCATACGTTAGATAATCGGCTGCTATTCTAGCTACGTCGATCATACACAAACTAGCACTTGGTGCTGTTTTAATACGAGTTAAACGTGCTGTTGTTCTTTGAGGAATATAAATGTCTGTTACTAACTTATATTGTGGCATAGACGAAGATGGAGATGTTACAACAAAAGGTAAATTATTCGTTGTAGCATTAACTGCAAATGGTGATGATATTAAATTTAAACTTGGTAGTGCCATATTAAGTTATTGTTGCTCCTGATTTTATAAATGCTTTATCTATGTCAATTATTAAATCTGCTTCTACACCTGCTGCTATTGCTTCATTACCAAAATTAGCGGCGGCATTATTAATTGACTCCATTATAAATGGTTTTTTACTATATTTTTTAGCACCTCTCTTTTCTATGCTTTTTGCTATTGCAAATGCAAATGATTTAGGTGATTTAAATGATGCTGGTACTGGTATATTTTTACGTTTAATCCATCCTTCAATAGGACGAATAGGAGGCATTCTACCTGCTTTACGAGCTGGTCCTCCATCCTCTAATAATTCACCATACCATAATAATGATACTTGTAATGTATCTTGTTCGTTACTTTTAACAAGTTGTTTAGTTATAGAACGAGCCAAGTCACCTGTATTAACCGATTTATTTTCGAATAATTGGTTTTGCATTTCGTCGATAATTCTATCACCGAAATCTAATAGGGCTTTATCTGTAAACTCTGTATTCATTTATACTTTAGGGAAATTACAATAATCGTAAATACCACTTTCTGTGTACTGAATTGTAGCTACAAAACCATATACTCTATCCATAAATGCTTCTAATGTAGGTGTAATTGATTGTATATCATATGATACACCTTTAGATTGATTATCACTTGGAGGTCCCCAATTCATGTATCCTCCAAAATCATATAATGTTTGTTCCATCTTAGACATTACTGCCTCAGGTGATTGATTAGATAATTTAGGTACATCTAAAGCATACAATTCAAATGCTAATATTCTTAATCTTGTATCTTGTGAATATCCAGGTGATTGTAATGGTCTTAGAAAAACATAAGGATACTTTATATTTTGACTTGATGAATCTAAATAATCAATACTACCAAAAGCAAATGAGTTAACATACTCATGAGCATCGGCTGCTGATCTAAATGTTTGTACTATGTTTTCTAATGATGTCATTACTCTTCTATTTTAGATTTTTTACTTGGTTTTACTACATCAGGGTCTCCTGCTGCAATACAATCTTTAACTAATGTTAATTGAGCCATTAGTTGTGCTGCTATTCTATTTGCGTCAAAACCCGCTATATGTCTTTTCCATACTTCTCGTCTATCTGCTTTATTACAATTACATGCCATAATATATTATTTAAGTCTAATTCTGTTTTTATTTTGTCTTTGTTTTTCTGCTTGTATTTCTAACAATTTATAATCTTTATCAATCGCTAAATAATTTAAAACAAAGTTTATATTTAATTTAGTGATACTACTTTCTCCTGTGATACTGAGAATATTTGTTTTGGCGAGCGAATATAATGTCGCAAACCATCCCCAGTGTTGGTCAAAGCCTCCATCGTTTGTTTCGTCAGTAATTTCCTCATCTTCTCTGTTTTTAGTGTCTTTAAAGAGCTGAGAGAATTTATCCAGTGTAAGTTGGCGGTTCCTAAAAAAAAATTCAATGCACCTAAAGCTAGACCTGTAGGTAAATCTTTCATTACCTCAGCATCAACATATCTTTGATCATTGTTATACTCTTCTACAGTATACCATTTAAATGCATTGTCAACTTTATTCTGCATTAACTGAACATTATGTTTTGCCTTCCAAACTAACTTATCAAATCTGTGTTTTACTACAGGTCGATATAATACCGCCATTATCTCGTGTAAGTTTTTATTTGGTTCTTTACATAATGATTCTAAATCAATAAATTCACCCATTGACATAGCAGATATATCTACATAACCATAATCAATACCCTTGTGTTGCCACATAGGATAAAACTTAGCTGTAGTATCTACTCTATCACTAAAGTCTTTACCAACTTTACCTAAATCACTTATAGCCCAAGTCTTAATTTCATCTTCAGGTATATCAGTGAACACATGAATTGTTCTTATCATCTTACCTAATTCAGATAGATGTTCTATATTTTGAAGTTTCTGGAATCTGTCAATTGACAAATATTCAGGTATTGTTATTTTATAATTTTTCATTTCCATATGATAATAAATATTGTTTTTTTACAATAGAGATATGTTACATAACTCCAAACGTTGGTTTATATTGTTTTTGAGCTGGACTAATATACATTTTATTTGATCTAATTTCATTACGAGCTTTGTTTGCTAACATAATAGCATCAACTATATCATCATGTAATCCATTTTGGTGTGTAAATGATAATTTACCATTATTAGATAATTTGTAAGTATACAATGATAATTCTTTATATACCTCCGGTTCTAATTCCTTAGTTGGTAATTCAATTATACTTGCTTCTAAATCACTAATCAATGTTCTAACAATAGTTGTTTTACTATCTTGTGTTGTAGTAAATCCTCGTATGCGTCTATTTTTAGGTATAACTAAATCTCTCATCGCCGCACCAATACCATTTTCCTCTACATAACCACCTTCAACTCTAAATCTAGTTAGTATGTCATTAAATCTATTTGCTATTGTATTTATGTTTTCACCTCGTAGTCTATCAATTAATAATACTCTACCTGCTTCGTTCATTACACACAATACAGAATAATCGTTACTTAAACCTGTATCTATACCAACGAAACATCTACTTGCTTTATCTTGTTTAGTATACTGAGGTACTATACATGCTTGATCTACTCCTCTAAATACCTCACTTCCAGCATCCGTAAATTCAGCTAAATACTCTTGACGAAATATATCATCAGGTAAACTTAAACGTTGTTCAGCTATAAATGATTGGTCTATATGTGGATTATCAGTTGATTGACCGCGGAACGAAATGTAGTCAGTATTATCGTTGTTACCCTTAAGGTAATACTTATAAAACCAGTTTTTAGACTTAGGTGTAGATATAATTAAACATTTCTTACCTAATGCTGTTAATGTAGGTAGTATTGCTGTTTCAAAACCACGTTCATTAACATATGCTGCTTCATCTACTACCATATAATGGAAACTAAATCCACGTACACTATCAGGACGTTCACTTGATAGAAATTGTAATGTAGAACCATTAACAAATTTAATTGTTAGTTCTGCTTTATTACTCTGTTGTATAATTGAATTAGAGGCATCTGATAGTTCTTGAAATACCTTCTTTGCTTGATTGTATATAGGAGATATCCAACATCCTTTCTGATTTGGATTCTGTAGCAACCAATATAATAGGAGATTTTGTCCTAATAGTGATTTACCCCACTGCCTTGAGGTAACCACTGTTCCAAATTTATGTTGTGATGTACTAAATCCCTTTATTACCTGTTTTTGGCCTACGTGAGGGGTAAACAATGTTATTTCCATCTAATAATTCGTTTATTTTTTTATCGTGATCTAAATCTAACTTTGCATCTAGCATCAATTGTGCTTTTTCATATTCTTCTGTACCAACGAATTCATTCTCTAGTTCATCAAATATCTCATACAATGTAGTATAAAAATCGTTATATGTCAGTTGTCTCGGTTTCAATTTCTCCCCAATTTAGTTTAATATCCATTTGTCCTGATATCGCAACTTTAATTTCGTCTTCACCATTGTACTTCATAATTTGGTCTACAGCACGTTGTCTTACCTTACTATCCTCATCGGCTAATAATCTAATTAATTCATTTACAGCTGGATCTAATTGTTTATTTAATTTCTCCCTCCATGATTCATTATATAGGTCCTTTGATTTAATCCAGTATTGATGATATTGTTTTTCTGATTTATCATCGTATGTCTCATGACAATACTTAATCCATTGTTTTTGTTTATAACCTTTGGAATAACGCAAGTCGAAACATTGTTCGACTCGCTTATTTATTTCCATATCTGTTAGCTTGATGCCTGCCATATAGTGTATGTTTACTGTATATGACGATACATATATAATTTTATTTCTTAGGAAACCACTCGTTTAACCAACCCTCTTTTTTAGCTTGTTTATAGTAACTAAACTTTTTATTAGATAATTCAGTTGGGTTCTTACATGTTTTAGCTAATGCATAAACTGTTTCTTTTGATACTTCAAATTTATGTTTAGGCATATGACTGCATATCTGATCTAATTTATTCTCACGTATAGCCCAATTATAAGCACTTTGATATTTACTCAAGGAAAATTCTTTTCTAGTCTTATATAGTTTAGCAACTGTTTTAGCTTGTTTAAAATCCCACTTAATGTTTTTATCCATGTGGGCAATAGCTTCTTCTATAAAACCATTTTTTAAAGCATAATTTAAAGCACCAGTACTTAACTCACTGTAATTATTATATTTTTTACAATATTCAAGTACCTTTTCTTTAGACCATTTAGTTCTTATTGCAATACTATCCCATGTTTTTTGTTTTCTTTTACCAATTACCCCAGCATTTATTCTGCTGAGGATTTGGTTTTGTTGTTCTTGTGTATATTTCATCTTATTAAAATTTTAAGAAATCAGAATCATAAGCATCTTTAATATTCTCTTCTCCCTCTAAATCTAATATACGAGCCATTTTTTCTACTGTACGAATAGAAGTTTCAGTCATATTATCCCAATTACTCCAAATGTAATCTAAGATATAGATTTTTTGTTGCTCATCACATTTATTACAAGCACCATCTTCTAAGGTAACATAGGCTAAATTACCCCATTTTTCTTCCTTAGACATATCAAAATCTTTAGTTGAACATCTACCTCTAATAGCTGATAAATGACGTGCACGAGCTGCTTTTTTACTATCATCACCCTCCTCTGCAGTATCATCATAAGCAAGTCTAATGTTAGAAGTAACAACAAATGTAAAATTGGAACAATCAACTTCAAATCCTTGTCTACCCTCAGTTATACATTCAAGTACAGCATCATGTTCTAATGTACCTTCTTCACCTACTGAGTTAATATGGAATCGTTTATTGTATGAGTATTTATTTTTATCTAATAGACCCTTCATTTGGTTAATATTAGATGTATCTTTTAATAACTCATCACAGTCATCAATAATAACAACTATTTTATCATTTGGATTCATGTGTTTAATAACAGCAAGGTTAATACCAAATGCCATCATACTAACGTTACCTGATATTGTATGATGAACAACACCGGTTTCGTTTACTGCTTTTTCTGTTTGATAAGTTTTACCAATTCCTGAAGGACCATAAATGTAATAGTGAATTGGTTTTTCGTCTGTTTTAGCTTGATTAGCAGCTTGTTTAGTTGCTCTAATTAGACGGCTTCTTTTTACTTTTCCTGCTTCAATAGCAGCTCTTTGTTTACTTGATAATTGTAATAACATTGTATAAAATTTAGTTTTACGACCTCTTTATATTATATGGGGTGAAGTCATTTAACCCCATTTATACGTGAATATACGAATTCTCTATGCGGTAGCCAAATATATTTATATATGTCTTTAATTACTTTATATTATTACACACTTTTGATCGGGCCATTGTAAGTGTACTGTTCCATCTATAATTAATTGTTTGTGAGAACAATCATGTATGTTATTTGCCTTAATGAAATTGAGTAATCTTACATATGTGTCAGGTTTTATCATATGGTGTTTAACAAGCTTGTTTTTTATAACTGTGTTTTTAAGTAAGTCTTCACACGTAAACCCTTCTATTACTTCCCATACTCTGCCATTATAATTCTCCATATTCTGAGTATATTCATAAGCCTCATCTACTACGGATTTTGTATGTAATAAATCTGTTTTGCTAACATTGATAAAATATTGTGTTGTTTGTGGGTAGAAATCTTCTTTAGCTATTCTATCTATATCATCCTCATATTTAACCATACCTCCCCTACCAATACCATTCCAATAATAAAAATCAGCATCAGGTAATTCCTCATCTAATAAGAATTCAGGTGTATATAATTGATCATCATTGACTTTAAATAACCATTCTATATCATTTTCTTTACAATAATCAAATACAGCACTATCTA